TGGCCGCCGATGTCCTGGAAGCCAAACTGGCGGCCGTCCTCGCCCTGCGTCTCGACCCGAATGCCGACCAGGCGCAGGTCGTTGGCCATCTGCTCTTCTTCCAGGTGGCCGCGCCGGAACAGCCGCAGAACCCGGCCATCGTGCTCTGGCGTGGTGGCCCAGCGGAAGTTGAGCCACAGCGCGCGGTCGCACGGCCTGCCGATTTCGGACATGCCGAGATAGGCGCGCGGCGCCATGTCGGCCGCCGCAGCGATGGCGGCATACAGCGCCGCCACCGTCTGCGTGTCCCGTGGCGGGATGGCGGTCATCTCGCGCGCTCCTCGTAGATTTGGTCTAGCTTCTCTTCCTGGGCCATAGTCAACTCTCGACCCAGGTCGAGCGCGTCTTCGATGTGCTCAACAAAGTCCTCTTCCCACGGCGTCAAGCGACCGGATCGCTTACACGCATCCACGACATCGCGCAGACTCTTCATGGCATCACCGCTTCCAGGGGGCCGCGTTGACCGCCTTCGGCGGCTGCGTAGCCGTAGGGGGCGCCATCGGGCCAGCCGTGCCTGCGTGCTTACGGTAGCCGCGGATGCGGTTCTGGTCGCCGTACTGGTCGGACTTCTCGACGATCACCTTGGCGTCGAACACCCGGTTGTGGAGCTCGGTGGTGTCGTTGCACTTGGCGATGCCGACCGCCTGCGCGATGGTGGCGATGCCGCGCTGGGCGATCTCGACCGTCTGCGGGTTGACGTGCCAGAGCGAAAACTGTTCCCACAACTTGCGGCCCTTGAACGGCCCCTCGGTCACCTCAAGGGTCATCTTCACGTACTCGCCGTTGCCGCTTTTGGCCTCCCTCTGCTCCTCATCAATGATCATCACCGGATACCAGCCGGCGGGGAGGGCCTCGAAGGTCTGCGACTCGATAGTGCTAGTGTCAAAGTTCAGCTTGGCCATGTTCAGCTCCTGATTTTGGTTGCTATGTCAGACAGGTTGGGTAGCTCAAAAGGATCGAGCTTGCCGCTGCGGTCTTTGGCGACGTACTGATGGTCGCCAACGGTCTGCAGCCACCGCTGTGGATTGCCCTCCGCGTCCTTCTCCACGCGCAGGACAAACACTTCGTCGAACAGGTAGGGCAGCAACTGCCCGAGCTTCGTACCCGGCATGGAGGGCGCGAACAGCATGGCGCCAGTCGCGTCGTCCTTGACGCGCTCCAGCTTGGCGCTCATGTAGACGTTGCGCGGCAGATCGCGAAAAGCGCGCAGCAACGCCGCCATCGTGTCGGCCAGCGCGCCATATGCCTGGCGCGGGTCTTTCGCGACGGTCTTTTCGTTGGCGAGCACGACCTCGGCCACCTCGGACACCGAGTCCAGCACGACCCAGTCGTACTTGCCATCGTCCTTGTTGCCGGCGAGGTACTCGTACACCTCGCGCAGGGTGTTCATGTCCGTGGCCTGCACGACATCGATGTCGCGGCCGGCAAGACTGAGCAGTCCAGCCTCGGCCGAGATGATCAGGGCCTTGCCTGGCGTGGTAGCGGCTAGTGTCGTCTTGCCGCTGCCGGCCTGGCCGTACACCAGGACCTTCAGCCCGCTGTTATCGATTGCCTCGTTGACGTTGATGATCTTCATGTCACCCCCCAAAGTTCCTGTGAAGCCATGCCAGCAGCGCAGCGCCGGCCACCACGGCGACGGCAAAGGCGAGCACGATGGCAGCAGTGGCGAGCATCACGATGCTTGGCGCCGCAGGTAGGCCGGCACCTCGCCCATGCCGATGAGCTGATCCAGTTCCTCGATGCGCTCTGCCAGCTCGTCCATGCGGTGCAACGCGAGGCGCCGGTAGAACTCGTCTCGGCGCTGCTGGTTGTCTTGCGGCCGGTCGCCGCAGAAAGGGCTGAACGTGACCATAGCTCACCCCAGCAGAGCAGCGGCGACCAGCGCCAGGAAGACGACCGTTTCCGGGCAGAACAGCAGGTCGCGCCAGCTCATCACCAGCCCCTCCGGTCGGCGTAGGGGCGGAAACCGCGCTCGCGGTCCCACGCGGCGGCATCGGCGTACTCGACCTGCACGTCGCGCCAGACTTCGTACCAGCGCGCCTCAAGGCGGTGCTCGCGCTGGGCGCGCGTCAGGATGCGTGCCAGCGCGATGGACTGCACCAGTTCGAGCGCGTACCCGTAGGAGTCCGCGTCATCCCGATACCACTCGTCAAAGTCGCCGGAATACAGCGCGGCCTTCTCGGCCAGCAGCTCGTCGAGCTCTGCCTGTGCTGCCGCCTTGTACGTGCTGATCGTGTCCATGTCGCCCTCCTCGTTGTCTGGAGGAACTATACGCAGCGAATAGGCGAAAGTCAATACACGGCGTATAGCCTGAGGGCAAAAAAATTACTCGGGGTTGTTCGCCATCTGTTCGAGCAGCCGTAGCGCCAGCTCGCGCTGACGGTCTGGTATGGCGCGCAGCAGGTCAAGCGCGCGTTGCTCCTGGGCGGATACGGCAAACGCCGGGTCGTCCGCCACCAGCTCGGCCAAGTCCACGTCCAGCGCCATCGCGATTCTTCTTACTTGTTCGATGGATGGGAGGCGCCGGCCCGTTTCCCAGTGGCTGCACGCCCCTTCTGTCACGCCCAGCCGCTCGGCCAACTGCGCCAGAGTCAGGCCACGCCGCGCCCGAATGGCGCGCATTTGCTCGTTCCACCTCATACCACCAAGGGTGGCTCATTCGGCGAGCCCGCGCTATCCCTAGCGTATAGGTATGTATACGGAGCGTCAATTCGCCCTTGACGGCCGGCTATACGCAGCGTATTTTCCAAGCATGCTGACACTACGCGAATGGGTCACCGAGGTGGGCGGCGCGAGGGCCGCGGCTGAAACGCTGGCCGTCGCCGAGGTGACCGTCTGGAAGTGGCTGTCGGGCGAGCGCCGACCGCGCCCTGAATTGGCCGCAAAGATCGAGGCCGCGTCAGACGGGCGCGTCCGCAAAGAATCCCTGATCTGGCCCGACGAAGCCGCATGAGCCCGCCGCTGCGTGACCACGCGCTGTCGCGCGCGTACCTGGACGAGATGGACGATGCCCGCCGCACGCTTGACGCGCTGCTCACCGCGGGCGAGTGGCCGCTGCCGCGCATCGTCTGGCGCGCACGCACGCTGTACCGGGCGATCCACCTGCGCGAGATCAAGCGCCACCGGGGCGGCGGGCAGGAATGAAGATTCCGCCAACACGAGTTGGCGCACCGCGCGTTCTCCCCACGGCCTTCGACGGCTGGTTCTTCCGGTCCCGACTCGAAGCCCGCTGGGCCGTCGTGTTCAAGGCGGCTGGCATCCACTACCAGTACGAATTCGAGACGGTCCTGCTGCCTAACGGCGAGGGGTATGTGCCCGACTTCTGGCTGCCCAAACTGGGGTATCACGTCGAGGTGAAGCCAGACGGCGGTGACTTCGCGAAAGCGCGCCTCCTTGCCAGCTACGGCGTGGCGGTGCTGCTGCTGGAGGGGACGCCCGAGAACATCGAGTACACGGTGCTCAACGGCGACTCCTGCACGCTGTACGCGGAGAACCTGAACGCCACGACCGAGAACGATTACTGGATCGAGGTCGAGCACAGCACGGACAGCTTTTTCACCTTTCCCGAGTCGGCCATCGAGGCCGGTAGAACAGCGCGGTTCGAGCACCAACAGCACGGGGGAATGCGGTCATGGGCCTGACGCCGCCGTGGGAACGGCCGGTTGAACCTAACCTCCTGCTCGACGCCGCGCTAGCCTACGCCAAGCTCGGCATCCCGGTCTTCCCGGTCCACGGTATCCGCAACGGCGTGTGCTCGTGCGGCTCCACCGACTGCAAGTCGCCCGCCAAGCACCCTGCCACACCGCACGGCCTGCACGATGCCACCACAGCGGCAGACCAGATCCGCGCGTGGTGGACCTCGCGCCCCTACCTCAACATCGCCTCGCCGACCGTCGAGCGCATCACCCTCGACATCGACCCGCGCAACGGCGGCGACCTGTCGCTCGAGCGCCTCGAGGAGCGCCACGGCAAGCTGCCTGACACCTGGCAGGTGTTCAC